CCGCTGGACAGCGACGTGACGTCCATGATCCGCGCAGCGGCGTTGTCGGTTGCGCTGCCGTTGATGGGCCACGAAAGCGTCGAATCCGCGCTCAGGGTGACGGCGCGGTAGGAAACGTCGGTCGGCTGGATGACCTGACCGGTAAACGGACTGTTGAAGCTCATGAATCCCTCACAATCGCCTGACGATCAGCCACGCGGGTGACGTTCTCTGCCTTCAGGACTTCAATGATGTGGTCGTAATTGCCCTGCCACATGGGCATGCGCTCGTCGTTCTTGAGGAACGGCATGGCTTGCAGCAGGGAGCCGTACAGCAGCGCCTGCGGGGCGTACTGGGTGAACCAGTTGGACTGGTTCGAGGAATCCAAGGGCTGGACGCGCTCGTAGTACAGCACCTCGTAGTTGTACGCGGCGTCGGGCGTGGGGCCAATCAGCCAATGCTCGTAGTCGTAGTCGCAAAAGAACTTGGGCACATCCTCGTCGGTAGGACTGGGCCAGTACTCGCGGATGTATTCGTAGGTCCTCAGCAGGACCGGGTAGCGCTTGCCTGCGACGGTGACGTTCATCGAGACCGTCTTGCGCCAGCGAGCGGGCTTTGCAATGGTTGCCTCGCCCTGCACCATGGCGCTTGTAGCGACCTGAAGGTTGCCCAAGAACTTGAGGTCGGCCGCAATGACCTGCTCCGCCAGCATGATGAACTGGGGGATCTTCTCAAGTGTCGCCGTGTCGGTACGCTCCAGATAGGTCTGGATGTCATTGACCAGCGAGTCATACGTCATCACGGCAGCAACAGTCATTTTTTGTCCTTTTCCTTTATGCGCCCATGATCGCTGCCTCAGCGTCTCGTCTGGCAACCAAGCCGGGCAACACGCGGCCACCTCCGCGAGTCCACAGTTTGAGCTGCTCCTTTGCCCCCTCCCAATCCTGCGCGTTGATCTTGCGCTTTAGGGTCGAAGTCTGCAATCTTCCAATACCCAGATTGTAAGAAAAGTCCACTATTGCGTTCAACTTTCCCCAATCATTTGTCGTGGTGGCCAGCGTGAGCAAAATGGGGCACTGGCGGATCACGCCCGGGGCGTAGGTATTGAGCAGCTCGTGCAAGAGCATCTGGCGGGCTGTAGGCTCGTCCACGGGGGTGTCTTCAAGGGTTACCTTGCGCCCGCCGGGGTAGTAGGTCGAGCCGTACCCAATCGTGGGAATACCGGCCGGGCACAGATACGGCTTGGAGCGAAAGCCCTCAAACCGCTTGCACAGTGCTTCGGCCAATGTCAGGTTCATGCAAGCCCCCGTTTTGCGAGGGTGCGGTCGAGGAACCAGTAGTTCAGGGTGCCGCTGACCAGAGCCGAGAAGTCGGGGCTCATCATGAGCTTGAAGACCTCGGTGGCGTCCAGTCCCGAGGCAAAGCCTTGGAAGGCGTACCAGCAGTGGACGGCGGACCAGACAAACAGAATCCAGTAGGTGACCACAGGACGCACGCTGGCGCTCAAAGAGGCCACCCAGCCACCTGCGGCCTTGGCCATCTCGGTTTGCTGGTCTATGGCGGCTTTGAAGGCGTCCATGACACCGACATCGATGGCCATGTCACGCTGGGCACCGATCTCGGCCAGCTTTTGCTCGCCGCGCTGCTTTTCCAGCTCGCACTGGCGCTCGAACATGGCCAGCTCGTGCTTGCGCTCGTTGCCCTTGTCCAAAAACTTGAGGACCTCGGGGGCCAGACGAAAAATGCCCCCGAGTAGGGAGCCGAAAATACCGCCGCCGAGCATCTCAAGCATTATGAACCCCTTGTGGTTTGGATTTCGTCCGATCCTTTTTTGACGGTGACCTTGTCACCCTCGACCGTCACTGACATGGGCGGCTCTTTTTCGGAGAGCTTGTCCAGCCGCTCGATGAGCGACTTGATCACCTCAAACTCGGGCTTTTCCTGCTTGGGATTGGCCCCAGCAATGCCGTTGAGCATCGCGATCAGCGCGGTAAGCGCGGCGGACACCAGACCAATGACCGCAGCGATTTTTGATTCTTCCAACACCAGACTTGCTCCGACGCCCACAATCACGATGGCCGTGATGTAGGCCAGCCCGTGCTTGCCAATCGCCTTACCGGCGACCTCTTTGGCCGAACTTTGTGCCTCAAGGCGGGCCAATTCGGCCTTGGCTTGTTCGCGGAACAGATTGATGTCGTCCATGGTCACATCCCAAAAAACTTCTTGGCAAACGTGGCCGCAAAGGTGGGGCCAAGCAGCACGGCCGCGATCACGATGTACAGGAGGTACTCGATCTTGGTCATGCGCTTGGACCCGTCATCGAGGCGTGTCTGGATGCCCTCGTAGCGTTGGGCGCAGATAGCCTCGTGGACGCTCAATCGCTTGTCCGTGTCGTTGGCAAGGTCGTGAACGTCCGCCATGCTTACTCCGCTGCAGGGGCCTCAGCAGGGGCGGCAGGGGTTAGCTGGCCTTGGGCTTCTTGCTGGATGCCGTTGATCAAGTTGGCCACCTCAACAAACTTCTGGTTGCCCAGATATTGCAGGATGGCGTTTACCAGTTGGGTCGACAAAGTCACTTTTTCCATTTCACTCTCCGTGTAATTGCCGCTGTTTGGGCCAGCGGTTTGCCCATGTCAATTATGCCGTGGGGGTGGCCCAAGGCAAAGGCGGTTGGATGATCGGCGGGTTGATTTGGTTGTCAATAGCCCTTTGCACGCTTGCTTCAACCGCAGTCTGGTCAACGCCGTTGGCCCAGCACCAGCCCAAAACTTGTTGCTCTGTGAGTTGGTCATAGGGAGTGAAGGTGCCTTCGGGCATTGGGAATGAGCAAGTGCCGTAAATAGTGCTTGCGTAGTCCACAGCAGGCGTACCCGCAGTTTCAGCGCCATTACAGCGCCAGCCTGCGGTGACTACAACATCCGTGTATGAACCCTCGGTGAGTTTGCACTGCATCCATTCGATGACCCAAGTGATAGTTGCGCTCATGATTAAACTCCGGGAGTTGGGGGATTGGGGTCATACGGCTGGGGCGATGGTTGGCTCCAAGCGTAGTTGGCGATGTTGAGGTAATAAGCCTCATCCAGCACCGTTGGTGCCTGCGGGTCGTTGGGTGCAAGGACGCAACGCCAGTAGGTTGACGAGATGACAACGCCGTCCTTCAGGACATCGGTGGTCTTGCGAACACCAATGCACCCGTTGGGTTGGATGTCGAATTGAGAGATGTAAGTGACTTCTGAGAGTGACATGATGTTTTCCTTATGTTGATGTTTGGTATGAGCCAAACAAGATGATTCGGTTGTTGATATTTACACCAGCGGCGTTTCCGGCCCTTCCGTTTCCAGAAACATCGTACACATCAATTGCGTTACTGGCACCTGTAATGTGATAGGTATCAGTTCCGTTTGTGTTGAAGTTCACTTGATAAGAAATTGATGCCCCCGCAAATCCGCCTGCGTATGCTGATGTAAAAGGCAAGCCGCCAATTTTCACAAAAGAACCGTCCGCCGTGGCTCCGTTGGCATCCAAATCAAGTTGGAAAAACACATACCGACCAATTTTTGTGTAAGAGCCACCATTTTGTGTGTAACTGGTTGGCCCAGACGAGAAACCGCCCGCCAAAGTTGGCGTGAATGTCCCCTCCTCATAGTCATCCAGCGTGTTGGCGTTGGACGATGCGACTTGGGTGGCGGGGAAGGTGATTCCGACTCCAGAGGCGTTTGTTACAGCACCCATCAAAGAGACTGCGCCGTTGTAGTTCATTGTCAACATTGGTGAATTGACACCAATTTTTAACAGCGAAGAGGAGGCCGTACCAGCAGTAGGAACAACAAAATCAATCAGGCCATCCGACAAAGTTCCTGAGTAATCCTCAAGCTGTATTCTGGTCAATCTTGCGGTTGTGTCTGTGCCACGAAATCTAACAGTAGCGTCACCTCCTGTGGCATCACTTCTAACTGCAAGTTTTGCATTAGGGTTATTTGTACCAATACCCACTTGTTGGGCTTCATCAATACGCATAGCAAAGGTAGCGGCGTAAGAGCCGCCGCCAGTGTTCTTGCCTGTGTAGAAATCTAAACCGCCCGTGTATCCATTCCCCGTATAGGCTGTAATAATACCTAAATCGTAGTTTGATATGTTCACACCAGTCGTGTGAGATTTCTGGAAATAGAGGCTTTCTATATTTCCAGATGAAGCAGTGCTTAAAGAGTTGAGTGTTATGCCACCTTTGAACTTGGCAACAACTCCAGAAGGCACAGACAAAGTGGTGTTTGTTCCAGAAACAACGTCTAGCAAGGCTACTGGATCAGAGGTTCCAATACCCAACCCTGTGCTGTTCAAGCGCATTTTTTCGCCTGCCGCACCAAGTGACCAATACTGAGCAGAAAGATTTTTCAGGATGACGTACTGAGGCGACGAAATAAGAGCTGGTGCAGTGATATTGAAATCACCGACAGCAGAACGGCCCTGCTCAACCCGCCAATCCACACCGTTACCCGCGCTTGCGTCCATACGGAAGCCAAAGATTGCGTTGTTTCCAGTGGGGTAAACAGCGACCACGGGGTACAACCCAGTTCCTGTGAACGAGAGGTTTGCGGCCCCATCAAACGTCAGCGCAGACCCAGTGGTGATCTGCTTGCTTCCGTTGAGGTACATCACGCCATTTGCCGTGCCGCCGGAGTAACTCGGTGTGACAGCAAAATCAACCGCCCCTCCAAAATACGATGCGCCACCAGCCACATAGAAAGCGTATGGGTTGGTGATCGTGACGTTGGTGCCAGCCGCTGGAGCGCCTGCGATGTACAGGGTCGCGAGGTTGGTGTAGGTCACGCCGGTGTTCGATGCGGCCACCGTGGTGGAACCAAACGACGTGATGGTTCCCAGCGCGTTGGTCGCGCCGTTGGCACTGGAGCCATCGGTCACCGTCGCGGTGCTGACGTAGAGCTTGGCCGGGGCCGTTGCGCTCAAAACAGCAGGCAGCGTGAACGAGCTGTCGCCAACCTTGACCAGCTTGACGAGAGTCGATGCGCCGGTCGTAGATAGGCCGGTGGCCGACAGGGTCGTGCCGTCAAAGGTCAGGTTCGCAGAGTCAGTCTGCGCGCCGCCCGTGGTGCTGTAGACCAAACGACCAGAGGTCAGGGCGGTGTTGGTGATTGCGGAGCTGGAAACGCCCGTAAGGCCCGTCAGGGACGTCACCCACTGCGGGGCGGACCCAGTGGACGTCATGACCCGATTCGCGGCTCCAATAGCCAAGAAAGTGGTCGTGTCGGCCGCAGACTGGTACGGAACAGACCCGGCAACGCCACCGGCGAGGTTGTTTGCCGTTTGCACGGTCACGCTGGTCGGTGCCACCCACTGGGGAACAGAGCCGGTGGAGGTCAGGATGTAGTTGACCGTGCCGATGCCAAGCTTGGACAGCGTGTTGGTGGCCGAGGCGTACAGGATGTCGCCCTGCGTGTAGGCAGACTGCGCCGTGCCGCCGTAAGTAGCCCCAAGGGCGTTGGTCAGGTTCAGCGTGGTCAGCGTGGTGACGTTGGTGGCCTTGTTGAAGACCATCGCCGCGTTACCCGCAAGGGCCCCGCCGTCGTTGAACTGGATCTGGGTGTTGGAGCCGCCAATCGTGCCAGCGCCCTTCGTGGCGATGACCTGCACCACGCCGCCGTTGTCCTTGTAGTACAACTTGCCGTCGGTGATGTTGATGGCCAGCTCGCCATTCATCAGGTTGCCAGCGGTCGGCGCTGCCGACGCGGTGGTCGAGTAGTAAAGCTGGATTGGCGTGTAGTTCGTTGCAGCCATGTTGTTTCCTTAGAAAGTTCCCCCGGAGATGACGCCCCATTCAGGACCGGATGCCCCGGCCTGCAGCACATACCCCTGTGTCCCCAGTGCAAGTTTAGTCAATGTCGTCGTTGCTGATGCATACAGCAGATCGCCAACGGCGTAGCTCGTGATGTTCGTGCCGCCGGAGGCAACAGGCACGGTGTCAAGCGAGATGACCGTGCCGCTGATGTTGATCGGCGACGTGCCGGTGTAGACCTGCGAGGTGCTGAACTGAGCAAACGTCAGCGCGGTGGTGCCAAAGACGATCACGCCCGAGGTGGTCAGGACAAACGAGTTGCCCTTGTTGACCGTGCCGTTCTGGACGAAGAAGTAATCGTTCTCGCTCAGTGAGCTTGAGCCGGGCCCGTAAGTGTCGGCGTCAGTCGCCCGGGTCAACACCGTGCCGCCAGTGGCCCATGTGTAAACGCCGTTGTAGGCCTGATTAACCTCGTTTTTCACCAAAATTCTGTTGGTATTGGCCAATGAGTAGCCATCCAACGTCGTTAAAGCCACGGACAGCGTGATCGTGGCCCCGACACCAGCAACGCCGTTGTTGTAGGTCACTGTGCCGCCGGTTTGGGTCGCAAGGTCCTGCGTGGTCGCTACCTGCACCGGCTGGTGATAAGTCAGGCCCGTCGAGGCGGTGTTGTCGACGTACTGCTTGGTGGCAAGCTGCAGGGCCGTGGTCGGGTCCTGAGTCACGGTCACCGAGGTCAGCCCGGCCAGCGTCAGGGACGTTCCGCCAAGCGAGACCGAGGTCGTGCCAATCGTCAAAGACGAATTGACCAGCGACGCATTGGCGATGTTCGTCAGCGTATTGTCAGGACCGTTGATGGTCTTGTTCGTAAGCGTCTGCGTGCCGGTCAGGGTCGCGACGGTCGAATCGATGGCCACGGTGATGGCAGCCGAGCCGTTGTAGCTCGTGCCGGTCAAACCGGTGCCGATGGTCAGCGTGAACAGGTTGCCGCCCAGCGCAACGCCCGAGATGGTGCTGTTGGTAAGCGCCGAGTTCGGGATGTTGGTGAAGGTGTTGGCCGAGCCGCTCATCGACTTGTTCGTGAGCGTGTCGGTCGTAGTCCTTGCCACCAGCGTGTCGGTCAACGTGGGCAGCGTCAGCGTGCCGGTGTTGAGGATCTGCGCAATCGTCGGCGTGGTTAAGGTCAGACCAGCCACCGTCGTGGCCGTGCCGCCAAGGCTGATGCTGGTCGAGCCGACCGTGATCGAGCTGTTGGACAGCGCAGCGTTGGGGATGTTCGTGAAGGTGTTCGAGGCACCCGACATTGACTTGTTGGTCAGGGTCTGAGTGCCGGTCAGCGTCACCACCGTGCTGTCGATGGCAATCGTCACAGCGGCAGAGCCGTCGTATGAGGTGCCACTCAGGCCGGTTCCGATGGTCAAAGCCTGCGGATTGGCGGCCGTGATCGTGCCGGAAGCGCCCAAAGCCACCGTAACGCCGTTGTAGGTGACCGAAGAGTTGACCAAACTGGCGTTGGCGATGCTCGAAAGCGTGTTCGAAGAGCCCGAAATGGTCTTGTTGGTCAGCGTTTCGGCCCCAGCAAGGGTCGCCAGCGTGCCCGTGGTGGGCAAAGTGACGTTTGTGGCACCCGTGGCCGTCAAAGTCAGAGAAAACGCCCCAGAAGTCGCAAAAGACCCCGCCGTGGCGATGTTTCCGCCCAGCGTGATGCTGTAGGAGCCGTTATTGACCCCAGTTCCGCCACTTGCGGGGTTCAAAATGCCGCCCAAAGTCACCGCGCCGCTGGTTGCAGCGACCGGAGTGAGCCCGGTAGACCCTGCGCTGAACGAAGTCACGCCGCCGGACAGGGCAAATTGACGCCAAGAGCCCGAGGCGTAGCCGTCAAAGGTCTGAGTGTCGGAATTGAAGCGGAATTGGCCGTTCGCACCCACCGGCTGCTGCGCCGTGGTGCCAATTGGGATGGTCATCGCGGCCGTGCCCGGGATGATCGGGTTGCTGGCCAGCGTGATCGAGATATTGTCGGCCCCGTTGCCGTTGTAGACCGTGATCTGGTCGGTGGTTCCAAGGATCTGGCGGCCAGCAATGGTGGTTCCGCCCACCACGGCCATCAAACCGGTGCCGCCAAGGGTCGTCAGGGCCAGCGGAAGGCCCGTCAGGGCGATTTCCGGGTTCCCGGCTACCCCACTGCCGTTGGTGACGCTCAAACCGCTTGTAGCGGCCGCAATCGAGCGCGAGACGACCGTGGACGCGTCGGTCTTCACAATGATGCCGGTGGAGGCCGATTCGAGGCTTCCAGAGGCTCCGTTGAGCACGATGCGGTAGTAGGACTGTGCGCCGCCGTCTTGTAGGCCAATTCCGGTGCCACCGGACAGGAAACGGCTGTTGGGCAGCGTCGGCTCCTGATTTTTCGTCAGGAAAGTCTGGGTTTGGACCGGAGACCCGGCCAGCGCAGCCGCAGTGGTGCGCAGCGTCTGGCCATTTTGGACGATGGGGACGAGTTCATCCCCGACGATTGGACCGGCCGCTGGCAGTTGGGTGATGGTTAAATTCGGCATGTCAGGGCTGGATCTCAAGTCCGTCGAGGTTGCCGTTGTTTTCAGGCGTTTCAGTGTTCCCCTCGGTGGAGATCACAGTGCCGCCGTAGGCCTCACCCACGACCAAGTTGTTGGGGTCGACTGCTACCGACACGTCAGGGCGCGGAAACCGAATCGTTATCCGTTCGGTTTTGCGAGCTGGTAAGCGGTAGGGGTCGAAGTTGTCAGCGCAGCCCTCGTTGCACACCTGCAGCCCCGGGAAGTTGGGGTCCGAACGCATCACGGCGTGCGGGCGCTTCATCTTGCATCGGTCGCACACGGCGATTGCGATGTCAGAGTAGCCGAGGGTGTCGAGGAAGATCGGCATGGCTTACTTCGTGTACACGCTGATATTCGGGGCGAAGTAAATCGGCGACTTGTCGCGCTCCTCCGCCTCGGCCAAGCCAAGGTACTTCTCCGCCTGACCTTCGAGGTACTGAATGCGGGCCACGTCCACGCCGGGAAGCTCAAGGCTCATGCGGTGCGACAGCATGAAAACCACCGCCTCAAACCAGCGCTGAGGCACTTCCAGCTCACCGTACAGGTCGCCCACGTCCATGATCTGGCGCGAGTACCAAACGGTCATCTGCACGAAGGGATCGGACGGCACTGGCCACAGGTAGATCTCCGACTGCGGGATCGTGCGGTTGAACCAGTACTGGAACGGCTGGTTGGCCGTGAAGTTCTTGTTCGGCAGGTTGGTGTAGTCGTCGCGGTTCAGGCGAGCCATCGTGATTTCGGTCGAGTTGTTGCCGAAATACAGCTCGCGCAGGCTCAGAGTGTTGCCGCCAGTCTCTCGGATGCGGTAGTACTGGACCGTCTGACCGGCCTCGATGTCGTACCAGAGCCACTCGCCGTTGACCCAGACGGTCTCGCCGGGGTCGAGCAGCGTGCTCCAAGTGATTCCGTCGGCGGAATACTCAAATACCGCGTTGAAAGTTCCAGAAACGTCCGGCAATACCCCGATGGAACCCACATAGACCGGGTTGTCGGTGCCGTAGTCGACTGAAATGTTGCCGTCGGCCGATGTTTGTGTGCAGGCTGTGTCAATGTTGCTGTCAAATGCGTTGCCCACAATGCCACCGGCGCTTGATGCGTACCCGCCAGTGCTGTTTGGGGTGGGTCGGTTCATGCGCCGATACAGCGCCTGAAGCACATCATTGCCGCCGACCGGCAGTTTGTAGACGTAATTGTTGGCTTGGAGCCCGTAAACCTTCTTG